GGCCACCTGACTAAATGCGAATTAATCACCGATGTAGTTGCGCTTGCTGTAGACCATTCCAAATTAATGCGATGCAGGGAACCAACCGCACTATGTTCCTCTTCCCAGCCAGTAGTTGCCCAGGCTCCCGCTGTGGACAGAAGCAACAACAGGAGTGAAATAAGTAAAACTTTTAAGGTTTTCACGCTGAAATTCCTCCCATTCCTCCCCTGTCGCCCAGCATGGAGCGACTTAGGTTAAGAACTCGTTTCTTGTCTAATTCCCATTGCCCGATCCATTTCGTAGCAAACATCACTTCAACTTGTACGTTCAGGCGATCACCGGATTTACTCTGGCGTTCCATTCGTTTGGACATACCGGCTAAATTCGCCAGTGCGCCATGCCATATACATTCGTGTATTTCTTCTGGATGAAATGGATAGGTGGAAGCATTCCAGGTATCAATATCTGAAATGTTTTTCTTGTATTGGATTCTTACTTGATGTTCGGTGTAACAAACGGGATACCAGAACAGGTAATGCTTTGTGGTTCCCGCTGCGGTCATATTGCGCCAGTATCGCCATCTGCGAGGTCTACCGGCATAACTCACATCCTGCCAGTAGGGTTCGTTTTCCAACTGGTTAAGGCTGATAGGTGTTGCCGGTAATCCATCAAAAGTAACGGAAACGATACGGTCAAAACCCCATGCAGTAGCTAATGAGGCTTCAATCGGTGTGGTACTTAACTGAAACCCTGCATGGTAGACCGCGCCACCATCGCTATATGCGGCATAACTTGTCGTATCTACTGCATCCAAATCATCTAGGGTTTTCAAACTGAATGTAGTCGAATTGACATAAGTAGCGATGAACGTGCGCCCGTTAAGGTTATCCATTGCCGTAGATGACGTATCAACGGAATCTATATCGGATATAGTCACCAGTTCACGATGATAATAAGAAGACGCATCCCTGATACCATGCCCCGTAATATCACTATCGCGTGATGCGGCAGTAATAACTCCAGGGTCGGCTGCGGTAAGCGCACTTATATCCATTGCGGTAATCGTTCTCAATTCGTCATACGGATGAATATCCCAAGCAACCGGCCCGAAAGGATCTACGTTTCTCAGTTCCCTATCGGCATCTTTAATCGCATCCTTGACCAGTAATTCAAGGGATTTATCCTTAACATCGGTAGTCAACCACCGCATTACATTGTCAATTAAATCTTGCGTACTGAGCGCACTTGGCATTGTTTAATCCACCTCGGCATCAAAGCCGTACTTCTCCAAATCATCCAAGGTCTTTCGTGTACCCTGCCGGAGATATTCTTCAAACTCTTCCCTGGTTGCTTTGCGTACTTTGGTATAGGGAAACATGGTTATCCAGCCTACGACTTTCCTTGGTTTGTTGGGTAACTGTCTATACTGCGGATAAGTGGCATGGTCGGCACATTCCAGAAACCGTTGTGGTAATGGCACTTCCTTTTGCCGCTGGCATACTACCACTTCACCATCTACAGATAGATTCACCTGATCGGGATCTTGTGGCGCAGTTTTCGCTTGAAATACTACCCACCAATATGGTTCTTCTTTTACAACTGGTTTTGCCACCCAACCTACTGTTTCCTCGGTATCGTCATCCAATACCGGGATAATGTCGTAATTGTCGGGATTGAGTGACATGTGGGTTAGGGCGACTTTTGCCGCCTTTGCCGTTTTGAACGGTGCGCCACTTTTTGCGTAAATGTATCCTAGCTGCTCTTGGGCTTTTACTGCCTCTGGGCTTGTCATGGAATTCCTCCGATAAAACCATCTCGGTTCTCGAAGGAACTCATGAAGTAGATGGTAGGATTGTTATTGGTTAGTTGTCGTAAACTCCGGCTTCAAACATGAACATTTCACCGGAAACATTCACATTGGTAATAGCGTTAAGTCGAAAACCAGCAGGTGCAACGCTATTCCTGGCAACCGGATAACCGCAGTTACCGTACATGCCACCGATAAAACTCACGGTTGCACTGGTAAGTGTGTTACCGTTTCTACCCATAGGTGCCCCACTCAGTTCGACTTCATCCGAGGAAACACCCTGACCGCCAGTGAGAACGAGAATGCTGTACCAATTACCAGCGATACAGATGCGAGACCCAGCACCAATATAAGTTCCGGTAACGTCATCATTGAAATGACCGGTCCAACTACCAGCGGTATCTACGGTATAGGTGTCAATGGTGCTACCCGCAGAATCCTGTAGATCGAATGGTCCCAAATTTGAACCATAACGATAGTCACGGTAATCCCAGGTGACGTAATCCACATTGGCATTCCCATAAGTAACACTGGGTTGAGTGGTGGTGGTCATCAAGGTGCCACCCACGTAGGCTGAAATACCCGCTTCCTGTTCCAAATCTCCATGAGCATCAGCATCGGAGCCAAGGTTGCTAAAACCTTCTACTTCACCATTTGCGGCAAAATACTTGGTCCAATGTGCCCACGGCATTTCATTACCGGCATCACCATAGGTGATTACCTTCACCCAATCGGGAACGAAACCACAGCAGACATACAGCGTGGCACCAGTTCCCCTTGCATTTCCTGCTACTACTTTCATTTAGATACTCCTTTCTGACTCAGCAGCGTAGGGGTTCGGAGACCCCCCCAGGCACATTCGTATATATGGTAAGTGGCAAATACCATGAAGGCATACGCGGGAGTCAGATAGTTGTTATATTGCCACTAATTGTTAGTTACCCAACTAGCTTGGGCTGGCGGTTGCAGCAGCTTCCAGACGAGCAAGCCAGTTGTTGTTCAATATGGCTGCGGTCTGGTAAGTTTTCCAACTCACATAGCCCACCTGTCCCAGTGGATCGGACTTGCTGGGTTTGCCGGGATTAAGCACCATCGGCGTAACTGCACTTCTACCCTGTAACGGGACGATGCCGTAAGCATCTCTACCCACGCAAAGAAGTGGATATACGTCACAGGAAGTGGAACTTGTCACACGGGCACCACTGGATAGATAAGTGGTTCCGGCAGTTCCCGCAGCTTGCCAGCTATCGAACATGGCAGTGAGAACGATTCTGAACTGTTCGATTTTGCCTACTTCACCGGGAAGTCTCTTGGCACTGTCGGAATACTGTGCCGAGGGAATAAATCCCGAAAGACCGGCTAGGTCTGCATACAGGTCGGTATGACCCATGCAGAAATAGGCCATTTCAACAGGTTCGGTAGAGATCATCGCAGATGCCCGCACTATCTGGCTTATCTCTCGGCATTTGTATTTCTTGAAATACCGATAGATTCTGCGGAAATCACCACGGGTAGGTGGTGAATTTACCGAAGCGCGAGAAGAAGTGGATGGAAAGCCAGCGTAGAAAACATTGGAACCGGCCCTCAAAATGTTAATCCGCACTTCCTCAATTGTCTCACCAGCCTGTTCACCCACGATAACCATAGTCTCGTTCAAGACCGGATCTTCGTGAGTATCCATAATCACATCGGTAAGTTTCACACTGTCGCCATACTGTTCCAGTGTGGCTTCGATGTCGGTAAAGGTTAAATTCGAACCCGCAGGTGGAATACCTTCTGCCAGGGGAGCGGAGGCACGGGCCAAAGACTCATACCTTCTCCATTTGACAGTCTTGGTCTTGTTTCTCTGCTGGGGATCAACCTGTCCGAAACGCTCGGTGGTCATCATGTGCTGACCGCGTTCCAACAGTTTCCTCTTAGCAGCACCTGCGGTTCTAGGGCTTATATCCCCGTAGGTGGTAGTGTTACTCATTGTCCTAAGACTCCTTTCGGTTAGCGATATGACCCAACCGTTTTCAGAGCCTCTAGGACTTCTTAGTTAATTAGGTAGGTCGTCCGAGTTACAGTTGCATAAATCTACACAGTTGTTTGCATCGAGGGCATTTAATCTCAATGCGACTACCGAGAGTGAGGGTGCCAAGGCCGAGTCGCCGGTTACATTCCGGGCATCGAAGTTCGGATTCGCGGTCTATAGGAATAAATCCCTCTTCCGCTGGCTTACTTTTTCTTTCCTGCTTCTCTCCAGCCTGCCTCTTCATCATCCATATCTCCCGGTTTGGTTTTACCTGCAACACTTTTTTTGGTCCTTAATGTACCTTTGTGCAGGTCATCTTTGCGCTTTTTACTTGCGCCAGCAGCATCGTCATGTTCGGCTGCTTTCTTTTTCGCTATTGTTTCCTTGTACGCATCAAGGACGAGGATGCCATTTTCGGGATCTGGATCTACTGCCAGCCTTTTAATTCGCATCGGCTGACCATTCAACCATTCCCTGAATTCGGGTGTTTGGTCTATCTTCCATGCGTCTGGATGTTGCCGTTCAACTTCTCGCCAATACCAATCAATTTCAAGTTGCTGTTGAATTTCACCAATTGCTTTCTGGTGATCCTCCCGACTTACGAACCCGGCTTCCTTGAGTTGTTGGGCAACCATTTTCTGTGACATTGTGCCACTCATTACGGCAATGGCATTGAAAATATCCTCATCTTTCTCTGCCAAATCCTTGAGATTGATTACTCGGTTGCCAATGTAAATCTCATCTGGAAGTGCATCCACGGGGAATGCTTCCAAATATCCCGCCATCTGTTCCTTGGTCAGTTCAACCTTTTCGGCACTTGGTTTTGCAGGTGGTGCCGGTGCGGGTTTACCTTCGGGTTCCTTTTCATCCTCGAATAGCTCTTGCGCCCGTTTGTCCATCCGAGTTAATGCGGATTCTTCCTCTTCCGCTTCTTCTTCCTCTTCTTCCTCGGCTGGTTCTTCTTCCTCTTCGGGCGGTTCTGTATCATCGGCTTCAGGTTCTTCTTCAGCCGGTTCTTCCTCTTTCTCTTCCGGTTTCGGTGTCTCCTTTTCTGGAGTTTCTTCACCGGCAAAAGCCGCTTCCTCATCGGCTAAGTCTTGCTCCGAGAGTTCTTTTTCCTCATTGCTTTTTTCAGACTCTTCTGGCATTGCGTTTACCCTCCAATTGAGGATTAAGACATTGTTGTGGTTCCACTCAGTATCCACCAGGTTGGACTTGTGCCACTATCGTAGTCGGCAACCCACTGATAGGCTTCACCGATGGTATCAACAAATGTAATTGCAATAGTACCATCAGTATCCAGAACACCCTTGGAACTTTCCATGCAGTCAACCGTTGGAGCGGTAACAGTTAGTGTGCAACCAGTACCAGCCCGATTGATAATTGTCCAAATCCATCCGTCCATTGCAGCCGTAATCGTGGGCAATTTAATGGTCAGCGGAGTTGAACCGGAGAAGATAAAAATATCTCCAAGGGCTGTGGTTATGCTAACATTTGCACCAGTTTCGGCACCCGTATAGCCTGTCAGATCATCCGAATCGTACTTTTCATGCACGATTTCATCACCTATGGTGAGTGAACCCGTTAGGCTACTATCTCCGGTAACTGCAAGCGTTGCTATGGTTGCCGTACCACCCACACTCGCATTATTCGTAACCGTAATGCCGTTACTGAAGGTGGGCGTGTTCTCAAAAGTCCACGTCCCTAGCATGTGCTGATCGTTTTTGTCTAACACTCCAACGTAACCTACGGAAAAGACCGCAATGACAATCAGGCACAGTGCGATGACTAGCCTCTTCCTTTGTTTCATTCCTACTCCCTCCCTTCCAAGTGGTTTATATGTTTTAAAGCTCGGTCAGGCAGGTCTAAAATCAGATTAGCCATTGCGATCATGCCGAGCCTGAACAAAAGATTTTTCTTTATATCCACTGGATCTAACATTGGATTTTTCTCTATCTCCCCCCTTTCCCTATCCCTGAGTTTTTCCACCACTTTTAGCAGAACTTTACCACCGGGATATTCATGTGCATTTTGTAAATAAAGAAAATCTCTACTATCACTTAGTAGATTTTGCAGGTTTAGGCTTATGGGCATCTACCATCACCTCCAGGTGTGCCTCCTGATCTTGTTCTAAAAGAGTATATTCATGTTCCTGTTCGGCTTTTGCCATATCCAATTCAGCTTTTGCCGCTTGTTTTTCCATATCCAGTTGTGCTTTTACTTCAGCCATGAATTTTTCAAATCGGGTTTCCATAGCCTTTACCATCTCAGCTACTTGCAACCCTTCGGCAGCATCCCTCTTTCTAGCTTCAAGTGTTGCTTCCTGATCGGCTTGTTTTTCTTCTGCGGATTTAAGCACCTGAGATGGTTCGAGGTCGGTTCCCTTGGCAATCTCTTCCAAAATACCCCTGAGTTTACCTTCACCGGCAAGTAATTCACTGGAGATAAGCAAACTAAGATAAGTCATCAATGCGTTAATTCTTACCACTTTATTCTGGAAACTGGTAAATCCCAATGGTTTGGCAATAAAATTACCTTTTACCGATGGGTCTATATTGGGATCTTCCATGTTATATTCGTAGAAATCACGACCTAACGGTTCGATTAAATCTTCATCTGCATTTCTAATCACACCACCGAGATATTTACCGGCTGATTCGAAAAGCATTTGCATTTCACCTAACGTATCCGGTTTCTTTTTCTCGGCAATATCTCCCTGTATGATACGCGGGAGCATGGATTGTTCGTCACCTTTACGTTCGTAGAATTCAATACCTGAAATACATTGCTCCCCGGTATTTTGAATGACAACCTGTTGGAGACCTTTTCTTACATCATCAAGCGATTCATTCGGATTCAATACGAGTCCGGGTTTAATTTTCTTATCCCACGGAGCAAACATACTTTCATGGAATGCAATAATGACATCAGACGATAATTTGGTATTATCTTCATACGCCCTTACCAAACCATTAAGCACTTTCTGCACATCTTTAAGATTATCGGCAACACCCGTTGCATCTACATGATCCAGATGTTCTTCCCAGACACCACGATAGAACGGTCTTTCATGGGGTACTGTGCGTGTGTAACGCACGATTTCCAGCCCTGCCAAACAAGCCATTATTTCCACTTCGTCACCATCATCTTCGACATCCTGTACGATGGTGTAATCAGCAGGTTCGTCAAGTGTTTGCTCGAATTCTTCAACTATCTTGCGTGGAACTCTTCCCCAGAATTCCAAATAATCCATTGTTTTGAACCGGTGATCTATTTCACGTAACCACGGTGGTAAACTCATGGTATTGCTTTGATCTGCCGGTTCGGTAGTTCCCTTTTTCGGTGCTTCCTTAATCGCACGTTCCGCAGCTTGTGGCAGATAAAACGGCAGGTTCATTTTCTGGCGCAGTTCGTAAGGGGATATAAGTTGCCTTTCGACTACACCAACACCTTCCTGTAAATTATCCGTTTCCAAATCCCTGAAGATAGACCAGACGGATTTATATTCCCAGGCGGGTTGCGTTACCATATCCACTTGTTTTTCATAACGAGTGTATTGCCCCTGCATATCCTGATAGCCTTCCGGGGCCATTGATTGAGCTACAAAATTCCTACGTTCTATTTCATGCACGAATCGTTTAGCAAAATATTCACCGTAAATACCACCACTTAACATGCACCGTTTCAATTGTTTTTGTGCCCGACAGTCCTGCATCTGTTGCAAAACCAGTTGGGTCATATCCTCAAGTGATTCGAGTAGTATTCTTCTTTCCTGTTCTGTTAGTTGTTCTAGTCTTACCCTATCCCACGGTGATGGCACATAAGTTAGTGGAAACCTACCACCCTGTAGTTGCATATCCGTTACCATTGAATATGCACCCATGATTTTCATTTTGGTCAGTTGAATGAAGGTATCACTGCGCCAATCTTCTGCCTCTTCATGTTTCCAGAAACTATCCGAAACGGCATTGAATGCGTTCAGATTCGCTTGCCATTTACCTTCGATTAACCGCTCCCGTTCTCGTTTCCACGGCTCGTATATTTCATTACGAAGATAGTAGGCAAGGCCAGTTTCTTGATTTATCAGAGTGGAATCAGCCATTTATCTTTGCCTTTATTTTTCTATAAAATATCCAAGAATTGTCGCCTGTGCCAATGCCGGTTCGTCAGTAATATCAATGCCAAGTTCATCCAGATAGTCCAGAATGAGGGCACCCTCTAATGGGATTTTTATGTCTGTATCTGCGGGAATATGTCCGTAATGAATGTAATTGGCTGGAGTAGTACCGGTAGCATCGCACCTGCACGTAGCTTCTGCGACTTTTTGACTTACCCTATTGAGATTTATTCCCGTTACTACATCACCATCTGCCGTTGTTCCAGTGGAAGAATAAACGAAATACGAACCGGCTGCATCGCTAGAAAGTATTATGGTTTGCACAAGCAGGATATGTGTTCTCGAATCATTTCTGAGCCACAGAATACAATCAGTGGCATCAATATTCTTGGATGCACTCCACGCATACGCATCGCCATTTCTGGATGCCAAAGCAAATTCCGATAGAGTTATCGAATAGGTCTTTAACCTACCCTCACTATCTACCCCAGCCACCTTACCGGAGGCACCATCTTTAATCTGCATCTTCATCCTCCACTTCTTCTCCACTAAGCGATGCCAAGTGGAGGTTTATCTTTTTTAGTTCTAAATGTATTAGTTCAAGTATTTCATTCAATTCGGCTGCGTCACTGGCACTAAGCGGTTGCTCCATCTGAATCCACAAACCGCTAATGGGATCAAGTACCCAATTTCCCGCAAAGAGTGTTTTTGAAGCCTTATCCCCGGCAATGGGCCATGCAGGATCTTCAGTAGTGCTATGGTCGTGAACACGAACTTCAAGTGACATCTACCGCTACTTCTTTTTACTGGACTTTTTGGGTGCCGGATCTTCATGGGCACAGTTACAGGCAGCGCATTTCTTTTCCAATTCTGCAACTTTGAATTTCAACTGGTTAATGTCGTAACCCTGTGTCTGATCCAGTGAATTTACGTCACGTAATGCTCTGGTGATTTTGGTATCCCTTTCACCAGCCCTGCGGTTGAGATGGTCTACCCGGTCTTTCATCACGGCCATCAATTTGTTGTTCTCTTCCATAATTTCGATATAATGCTCAAGGGTGGTGACGATTTTTGTTATCCATTCACCCAAAGCATTTTCGAGAAACTGGGAAATCTTGGGCAAGCTCCCACCAAAAGATTCAACCTTGAGTCTCAAATCATCCATGTTGCTCTCTCCTAAACTTTAGAATTTGGGTGTAAATCTAAACCTGTCAGTAAACATTGGAGACTATGAACGGAAGGCATACTTTCCTTCTCACCTTTCTCTACCAACATCAGGTCTTGTGCCAGTTGTGATTCTTTATCAATGAGTAATTTATTTAATTTAACGTATCGCCACACAAGCATCTGTGCTTCGGAATCATCTGCCCACGGTACTTCACGAAATACAGGTTTTGGGATTATCCATTCCGATCTCAAAACTTCCAATAGATGTCTTTTATTCAGTTCGTAATCCTGAAACCAATAATATGTCTTTGCTCTATATTTACTCCATAATTCGGTAAACCACGGTCCCAACCCGTGATATTCGATTTCCTGTTTCTTGTCAGTTTCCTGTTTAAGAATATGTTCAATAGTAAGAAAACTGCGTTGCTCGAATATCTCTACTTTTTTGGTTTTGATATTCAATCCACCTAATAAAGCAAAACCCTCAAAGTCCCTACCGCCAGCCCGCTCGACTATCTTGGGCCAGGTAATTCCACCACGGAAATAGAACTCTGAAGGTTCTCTATTTTTGAAAAATAATGTAACTGTCCTGCGCTCTAAATTATTCAGAACGGTTATTGGTTTTTCCAAATGTCCTTTCCCAGCCCTCGCGGAACTTTTGGTTACTGGACTTATGCGTAGAACAGTACAGATTCTTTTTAAACCGATGCCCGATAGTATCGGGATTCTCCCAATATGCCATTTTACTGCGGTCTATCTGTGGAGTCTTTTTAGGCACGACCAAATCCTCCCGGTATTACTGTATGGGCAGGTATGATGCGAGAGGGTTCCTGCGGATTTGCAAGTGCCTTGATAGCATCTGCCAAAAGTTGAATGCTTACATCACGATTTTTAACTGTACTCTGAATTTGCAAATTCGGTTTCGCATCTGTTAATAGGATTACTATTTGTGCCAATACTTTCGGTGTTGGCGGTGTCTCCTTCCTTTCTTTCTTGGCTTTCTTCTCACTCATCGAAGCTCCTTTAAATCAAACATTTAGATAGATCAAACGGGTCATATACCTTATCGCTATCGGCTATTAATCTACATAACCATGCGAATGAATCAGCATCGTCATCGAATTTGGCATTGGGAAACCCAAGCATTTCTTCGTAGAATTCTTCAAACCAAGGTGCTTTGAATGGAAATAACCATTGACCTTGGCGCATCAAACCCTGTGCGGTTTTACCCCGTGCCAGTTTGTCATTTATCGGAATGAGAAATTCTGCATTGAGTGGTAATCGGTTCTGTTTGAATTTACGTTTAACCGTTGACCAGATGGCTTTGCGTATCTTACCTTCTTCACAACCCCACAGTAATGGGTTCCATTTCCGTTGAACACCGACCATTTCTTCAGCTATTTTGTCGGCATCGGCATCACCTTTGAATCTCACCCTATCCAGAAGTACGCATTCGTTTCCAGGTAGGGCACCACCTACCGTAATCGAATTGAAATCGTTTTGGTCTTTCTCGCCAATGGCATAGTCCATTGCGGCATATATGGCTATGTAATAACCCTTGTTGCGTATGGAATGAAGTAATTCGTCCAAGTCACCGGCATCGTTGAACCAATGTTTCTTGTAGTAGTTACCCTCTTCCGGGCGTGGGGTTTGCTGATAGAGACTATTCCATAGATACGGGCCGAGTGCTTTTTTTATCGGATTGAGTTCTGATAACGGATACCGTGGACTTAAACATTCACCAGGAGTACGTCCTAACGGGTCATTCATTCCAGCTATTGCATCAAATGAAATCACTTCCCACTGTTCACCCTCACCGGTTTTGGCATCATTTAGTAACCTACCGGCAAGATCATCCTCATGCCATCTTGTCATAATTAAGACGATACCTGCATTCGGAAA